GCCCAGCGGCGAACTTCTTTCTCGCCAGCGATCTGGGCCGCGTCAAAATCCTCGATCAGACGCGCGATTGTGACCGAGCGGTCACGGTTGGGCGTGACCATCGGCCAGTTCGCCGGGTCGCGCCAGGCGCCGGACTTGATAATGTCGTCCGGGAATTCGTACAGCACCGGCAACATCGGACCGGAAGCCCGGCCATCCCGGATGGCCCGCGCCTTCATCAACTCGTCGCGGAAGATGCCCGCCGGCGGATCGTCCGACTGCGTGGTGATGAAGATCAAAAAGCCTTCAGGCTGCGAGATCAGCCCGCCGCGAAGCTGGCCGATGATTTTGTCGGCATTGTTGATCTTGCCGATCTGATGCAGTTCGTCGACCAGGACGCCGGCCGGCTTTGGGCCGGTGGCGACGCTGGCATCGAACGTTTTGACCTTCAGCCGCGCCTTGGTGCGCCGGTCGGTGATGGCCTTGAGATGCTCCTGGATGTGCATCCGCTTCTGCAGGAAGCCATCCGGGTCGCACTCGATCATGCCGGCCGCCTGATTGAAGGCGAGTTCCGACACCTCGTGGGTCGGGCCGGTCAGCAGGAATTCCGCGCGGGGGCGCCGGTTCATCAACAGCGCCGTGACCATCAGGGCGGCACCGTTCGTGGTCTTGCTGTTCTTCTTCGGGACGAGATTGAAGCTCTCGCGGACGTGCCGGATGCCGGTCTCGAGGTCGTAGGAGCCGAAGATCGCCGCGATGATGTCGCGGAACCACTCGGCCCCCACTTCGCCAAACGACGGCGTGCCGGCCACATCCGGGATGCGCAGCTTGTTGTAGATCGCGACCGCCCGCTGTGCCTCCTTGCGGTCCAGCGGCAGGTCGGGAATCAGCGATCGTCCGTTGCGAAGCCGTTCCTCCCAATCCGGACACGCGAACGTCCACGTCAATTGGCCCGACTCTCGTCGACCAATTCAGCCCAATCGGTGCCCTTCGCCGCGCTTGCAGCCGCAAGCTGCGCCGCTTCCTTCTTGCCGAGAGGCTTTGGGCGCAGTGGCGCGTATTCGGAGCGCCCGCCGCGGGTGCGTTCCCACCAGATGCCGGCGGCAAGCACACGCGGCTGTTCGGCCCGCATGACCTTGCCGGCGTCCGGATGGCCGGCGGGGTAGTATTGCGCCGGCGCGCCCACCGCCTGCAGGAAGATCGATTCCGCCACCTTGGCGTTCGCCTTCACGAAGGCGACGTCCAATTCGACCCGGAAATGCTTGCGCAAGGTCTTGGCGTCGATGCCGAGCACGAGCGCGATGTCATCCTCCGGGATGCCGTAACGCGCCATGATTTCGACCTCCTTGCGCTGCTCGGCGCTCGGAGCGAATGCGGGACGTCCCATCGATTGAACCTGTGCGACTGTTCGGGCCGGCCCTCCCCTTTTTTATAGGGCGGGAAATACTCTCACCGGCCGGCGAAAAAAATTTCTGCGCGTGAGGAAGCGCGCGGTTGCTGCCCGGCGGCCTTCGAGGGATTTAATCCCCCCTCGGCGTCAAGCTTTTCCATCCATCCGTAGGTCAGGACGACCGGTGCCGCATCGTTGGCACGTCGGCCTTGTGGCTGCTAACTTTGATGCGGTTTACCCGAGGTGGGGCTTCAAATGTCAGCACAGTTTCTCTCGAACCCGGCGCGCATTCGTTCCGCGGTCGGGACGCTCGCAAGCCAATCGACCCGAATGGATTTAGCGGTTGCGTTTGTTGGACGCGACTGGAGTGATGCGCTTGCAAACTTTGATGGCAATCTACGCGTAATATGCTGGCTCTCCAGCACAAACACAAACCCGCTCGCAGTACGACAACTGATAAAGCGACGTAGCACAAAGGTGCGTCAACGCGATGGTATGCATGCAAAGGTTTATTTGACGAACATGGGCGCGGTAGTGGGCTCAGCGAATCTTTCAGCCAAAGCGCTATCGGAAATTGAGCAGAACGGCCAGGACGAGGCTGCTGTTCTTTTGAAAGACAAGATCAGTCGGAATACGATCGACAAGTGGTTCCGCAAGCTTTGGGATGAGCCCGAAACCAGAAAGATCACCGAAGAAGATCTTAACCAAGCAGAAATAGCGTACCGCAAAGCCCACAAGAGTGGTGGCCGCAAATCAAAGAGTAAGAACCATCCGCGTATATTGCAGTCCGTCAGTCCTGCTCGCCGTCAGGAACTGCTCAATTTGGCGCGCACAGTGCGCGATCAGGATATCGCAACTCAAATCGGGTTCAGCTTGGAGGATGTAGTCCCGCAGCGAATACCTAGATCGACGCTAGTCAGGATAGTTGATCATTTCGCGGCGTGGATGGGCCGGCGATTTCTGTTCGAAAGGGCGTTCATCGAAAACGACATTGTCCGTGTCCGCAGCGCGATGACTACACTTTTTGACGAATCCTTAGACGTCGTTGAGCGCCTTGAAAGCGTGATCGAGTCTCACAAGCTTTCGCCACTCGGAATTCCCAGCCTAAGCTTATTGCTATACTGCCGCGCACCTGAAAAGTACCCACCGTTTAATCGTCGGACAAAACGCTTTCTCGAAGATTTTCGGCTGAAAAAGTGGGGGATTAGCAATGCAAGCGCGGAAGCCTACCAGCGCTGGCTAGATCAAGCAGAAGAACTCTCTCAAGAGCTCGACCTACCTTCTCCAGGCCATCTAGACCGAGTTGTCTGGCAGTACACCAAAGATTTGCAGCTTTAGGCGCATTTAACGACCGGCATGAACCTGGCGCATGCGCCGCGCTCGCTCCGCGTTGGTCTTGCGCGTATGGCAAGAGCCACAGCGAAGCATCACGTTCGTCTTGTCGAGCGGCGCGCCACGGTCCTTAAGCTCAACGATGTGATCGCCGAACACTCTCACACCACTGCGGCCGGGAAAGCGGCACGTCGGGTCTTCACATCGCGCGCCCCGCTCCCGGATGATCTCAGCGACGAGCGCGCGCCACTCGGGGCTGAGATAGAACGGGTCCGTCGTTTTCGCCGCCGGCAATGCCGAACGAGTATCGAGCAGCATCGTTCGGTTGCCCAGCATCGAGAGGCGCGGTGTGCGGCGCTTGCTCCCTTGACCGTGGTGCATCGGGCAGAAGCCTTCTCGTCAAGCGGCTGAAGAGCCACACCGAGCAAAAGCAATCATGCGGCGCGATTATGTGCTTGGCTCTTTGGCCCAGCAGCGCGTGTATGGCGACCATCAGAAACGGATGGTCAGATCATGGACGACTGGACCGGACTCACTGCCGCACAGGTTCGTGCCCGCGTCGCCGCTGCCCGCGAACCCGCACTTCGGAAATTCCTGGCAAATGCTGGCGCCGAGGTCCTGCCTGGCGAAACGCTCGAACAGACAGTCAGACGTGTGCAGATGACGATCTTCGGCGTCATTCGGCATGCCGCCAAGACAGCGCTTCCCAACGAAACCTTCGAGCAATCCATGGACCGCGTGCTCTCCGGGCGAAGCTGAGAGCTTGTGCTTCGTCCAAACCGGGCCTCGCGCCGATGCGGGGCTCAGGGTCGTAGAAGGGCCGCGATGGTCGCGGCTCGACTAACAGGAGCCAACAACCATGGCACCGCTATCCGACTCTCAACTCGTCGTCCTCTCCACCGCATGCCAGCGGGAGGATCGATCGGTCTACCCGCTCACCGCCAAGCTTCCAGGCGGTGCGGCGACCAAGGTTCTGAACAGCCTCCTCAGCAAGGGTTTGATCAAGGAGGTGCAGGCCAAGCGCGAAGATCACGTCTGGCGCGAGCACACGAAGCAAGGGCGTTTGACCTTGCGAGCCACACCGGCGGCATTCGAGGCTCTCGGCATCACCACGGACGACGCGGCTGCATCACCCAGTCAGGAAGCCACCACCGCGGAGTCCAAGCCGACGAAGGGCCGTAAGCGAAAGGCATCAACGTCGAGCGACAAGCCGAAGGGCACGCGCGCTGACAGCAAGCAGGCGAAGCTCATCGAGATGCTCAAGCGGTCCGACGGTGCCACGATCGATGAGATCGCCAAGAAGTTCGACTGGCAGGCTCACACGGTGCGCGGCGCCATCGCGGGTGCGCTCAAGAAGAAACTCGGCTTGGACGTCACCTCCGAAAAGATCGAGGGTCGCGGCCGGGTCTATCGCATCCCGGTTTGATCCTAAGCATCGATCGAGCGCCGCCGGGCTTTCATGGTCCGGTGGCGCTTTGCCGTTCGCGCCACAGGCGCCAATGCTCGAACAGTCGACGTAACAGGTAGGATCGCAGCAGCGATACGCCGGTGAACACGGCACCAAGCGTCAAGTTTTGCCTGATCGTTGGCCAGAACCCGAACAACGGAAACACGCCGATCTGCACGACGACAGCAACGCCGTAGCCGATGATGACGTTCGCCACCGCCTCGGTGAGCGACATGACAGGACTTTGCATCATGCGGCCAGCCGCTCGCTCTTGACGTCGGAGAACTTGGTGCCGTCATCGAGCGTCGCCGTTTTGCCGGTGTGGCGCGAGTAACGTTCGGCGATCACGTCGCAGTAACGTGGGTCAATTTCCATGGCGAGGCAGACTCGACTGGTGGTTTCGGCAGCAATCAAGGTCGAACCGGATCCAGCAAAGGGCTCGTACACCGCGCCACCCTTGGCGCTGTTATTGAGGATTGCGCGGCGCATACACTCGACCGGCTTTTGGGTGCCATGCACCGTCGCCTCGTCCTCGCCATCCGCCGTTCCGATGGTCCAGAGAGTCGTCTGATCGCGCGCACCTTGCCAGTTGCCTTTCGCGCCTTTGCGGACGGCGTAAAAGCAGGGTTCATGCTGCCAATGGTAGTCGCCGCGCCCTAACACGAGCCGCGGCTTGGCCCAGACGATCTGGGCGCGGATAGCGAAGCCGCACGCTTCCAAACTTTCGGCCACGATGCGGCTGCGCACACCCGAATGCCAGACGTAGGCGACGTCGCCGGGAAAGAGTGCCCAGGCCTCGCGCCAATCGGCACGATCATCGTTGCTGACCTTGCCGACGCGCTCCGTGGTCGAAACGCCGGCCTCGTTCCGCCAGTTCGGGTCATAATCGACCCCATAGGGCGGATCGGTCGCCATCAGGTTCGGCCGCACCTTCTCAAGCAAACGCTGAACGTCGCTTTCGAGCGTGGCGTCGCCGCACAGCAGCCGATGAGGACCGAGCAGCCAGAGATCGCCATGGCGCGTCACCGCCCTTGTGGGCGGCTCTGGCGCTTGATCCTCGTCGTTAGCGGCTCCGCCCAGATCGGCGCTGTCGAGTAATCGATCGAGTTCGTCCTCGGCAAAGCCCAGGAGATTGAGATCGACGCCGTCTTCCTTCAGCCGATCGAGCTCGGCGGCAAGCAGCTCCTCGTCGAAGGCGCCGTTGAGCTGGATGCGATTGTCCGCCAGCCGAAACGCGCGCGCCTGCGCATCCGTTAGGTGGCCAAGCTGGATAACCGGGACCTCGGCGAGGCCAAGATGCCTTGCCGCAAGCAGCCGACCATGGCCTGCAATAAGCACGCCGCGGTCGTCGACGAGACAAGGCACGTTGAAGCCGAACTCAGCGATAGAGGCGGCGATCTGTGCGACTTGGTCTGTCGGGTGTGTTCGCGCGTTCGCCGCGTAAGGCAGAAGCCTGTCGACAGGCCAGAGTTCGACCTTCAACCGGTCACTCGTCGTCGGGGATTGCGACCCCGCGCTGCTGCGCGACCGCTTCGAAGTCTTGGCCTTCGCCATCAAGGATCACTGGCTGATCTGGAAAGAGCTTGCGCCAGCGACGCAGCGCCACGTCCACGTATTGCGGGGCAAGTTCGATTGCCCTGATCTGCCGTCCCGCGCGTTCCGCCGCGATGATACTGGTGCCCGAACCGGCAAACGGCTCGTAGACCATCGCCCGCTCGTCGCTGTAGCTGCGCATCACGAATTCCGGCAGCGCCACCGGAAACACCGCTGGATGTTCGGTCTCGATGCCGCGCGCCTTGTGGCGCATGACGCGGATCACGCTGTCGGGAATGCGGGTGTCCTGGACTCCCTGCCCGGCGTGCGTCCATTCGCCGACATGGCCGTCCTTGTTGCGGATGCCGCCATGCGCATCGTTGATATGTCCGGCCCATTTGCAGGGCACGATCTTGTTCGGCTTGCGCGCCGTGCGATTGAAGTGAAAGACGAACTCGAATGCCGGCGCCAAGCGGCCGTTCCAATCACCTGGCAATCCCGGGCCCTGGTCCCACACGTAGAGGCCGAAGCGCCGCCAGCCTTGCTCGCGCATCCAGTGGAGCCAGGCCTGCCAGTACGGCTGCCACTCGTTGTCGCGATGGATAAGCCCGAGATTGACCAGAACCTGCGCGTCGTCACCGATCGGAAAGATCGCGAACACGCCGCGCATCAACGCGTCCCAATCGCCAACGCCTCCGGTCGTGTAATCCCGTTGGTTACCGTAGGGTGGCGACGTAAAGACAAGCGCCGCGTGCTCACCGCTCATCACCCGCGCGACGGCCGATTGATCCGTGCTGTCGCCGCACAGCAGACGGTGCGACCCCATGGTCCAGAGATCGCCGGGCCGAGAGACCGGCTCTCGCGGCGCCGCCGGTATTTGGTCGGCAGCGACATCGTCCGCGGCCTGCGCACCGTCGGCGTCGTCGCCAAGCGGCGCCAGCAGCCCGCCCAGCTCGTCTTCCGAATAGCCGGTCAGCGAAAGATCGAACGCTTCCCCATTGAGCGTGTGCAGCTCGGCCGCGAGCAAATCCTCGTCCCAGCCGGCGTTGAGCGCAAGCTTATTGTCGGCAATCACGTAGGCGCGCCGTTGCGCCGGCGTCAGGCGATCGAGGACGATAACCGGGACCGCATCGAGGCCGAGTTTTTGCGCCGCGAGCAGCCGGCCGTGGCCGGCAATCACGCCGCCGGCTGCATCGACGAGGATCGGGTTGGTCCAGCCGAACTCGACGATGGAGGCCGCGATCTGTGCGACCTGAGCGTCATCGTGCGTCCGGGCATTGCGGGCATACGGGATCAGGCGATCGAGCGGCCAATGCTCGACCGTTTCCGGCAGTCGCGGCGTCATGGATTGTGTTCAATGAGATGGTCGCTGGCGCGTACCCCGTGGCCGTCACCGCGCAGACGAGACTCTCGCGAAGCTAATCAGAAATCTGCCCAAATCCGCGGAATTTGTCGCAGCGAAAAGTGTTTCGGAAACACAATACGCTTAAGTACGCTCCTTCACGAAAGATCAAGACAAGCGCCGGCGGCGAAGCGCTATCGCCTCCAGTTGCGACCGGTGCTTTGGCAGGCGTTCGCCATTCAACTTCATTGCGATGACGCAGAGCGCCATCACCCACAAACGCCAAGCAGCCGAGCGTGATAGTCCAACCTGATAGCAAACCTGCTTCCAGCCACGATTGTTGGCGCGCGCCCAGACCACCTTGGCAGCGTTGGCCTCGAGCCAAAACAGCCAGTCCAGAACCTCTTCCATTCGGCCGATCGCCTCCGATCCGGGGGGTGGTCGATAGAGCCGCGGCGGTTCCTGACCGACCAGGTCGGAGAACTCCTGCAGCGCCTTCGGCCACGTGCTGAAGTAGCCGGGCACGCGCACCTCGGGCAGGCGTTTCATCACGTCCGCCGCTTCGGCGAAGCGTTCCTCGATCATCAACGGCGACCAGGTCGTCTCAGTCATGTCTCTCTCCTTCAACCCGCGCCTTTGCTGGGCCACAGGGCCGCACGGACG